GTCCCCCGAGGACCGCATCCCGCTCGCCGCCGAATGGACCGACCACGTCCTCGCCACCGTCCGCGAAAGTCTCGACTGATGCCAGCCACCCACCCCGTCTGGGACGACGAACGAGCAGACGCCCTCGCAGCCCGCCTCACCGCCGCCTGCCAGGGCGAACTCGACGCCATCGTCATCCCCGAACTCATTGCAACACTCGCTGAATTCATCGGACACTTCCCGCTGCACCAGCGCGATGGGCTGGTCGCCGGCGCCCACATTCACCTGCGCCAATACGTCTCCGAAATCCCGCCACTCCCCACCGACGCCTACGGGGGCGGCCCCGATGCCGCTTGACGCATCCGTGAGCACACGCGTAGATACCGACAGCCGATCGGACCAGATTGTCGACCGGTGCGACTGCAATTCCCCGCGCTCCGGCTGGATCGTCGCAGTCACCCACCCACAAGCCGAAACCTGGGCCGACAGCAACCTGCAACGCCGCGGCTATCGCGTCTTCCTCCCACGCTACGCCACGAAACGGCGCGATCCAGTCCTCCGAACCCTCACCCGCATCGTCATCGCTCCACTCTGGCCGGGATACCTGTTCGTCCACCACGACAGCCGCGATAGCTGGCGCCCCATCTACGAGACCCAAGGCGTCCGCTCCGTGCTGAAAACCCGCGATCAGATCCAATGGGCCAACGCGGGCGCTGTGGAGGCGCTGGAGGCCGCACAGGCTCTGGCCGCACCGAGAGACGCCCCAGACGCTCCGTGGCGCGTAGGTGACCTCGCAGCCCCCGCATCATGGCATTTCGCCGGGCTTAAGGGGGTCATCGTCGAGATCAGGGGCAAAAGAGCCATCCTCGCCATAATGTTGGGCGACAAGGGGTTCCTGAGACGCCTCTCGGTCGATGTGGCAAATCTCGTGGCGAGAGAATGAAGCTACCCAGCCTCCAACGCCTCAACCCGGCGCGTAATCGCATCCAGCGCATGCTGATTGTCCGTGTCAGTCTCCGTCCTATCCAGCAACAATCGCTGCCCCGCCAACAGCGCGCGCTCTACCCGCTCCAGCCGATCCACCACCTGACGCTGCTCAACGATCAGCCGCTCGATCAGCGTCTGCAGCAGCGCCAGCGACGGTTCCGGCATCACTCGCGCTCCTGCTCACGCAGCGCCGCCTCAGCCGCTCGCTGCAGCCACACGCTCAGCGACTGCCCAGCAGCCGCTGCAGCCACCCTGATGCGTGAGTCGAGTAGCGGCGGAATGTAGATCGTGATGCGGGGATTGGTCGTCGTCTCGCTCACGACTGCACCTCGTCAGCATGGCGATGGGCCCATGCCGGATAGACCAGCTTGCCAGCCGCCTCGATCGCACGAGCAAACCGAGCCAACTCATCCTCCGGATCGTTGATGTCGCCAGCGATCTGCCGTGCCGTCCGATCAGGGTTCAACGCCATTGTGCGGCATATGTCTTTCGCGATGTAGACCAGTTCGCGGAACGCCTCGTTCTCAGTGTCGGTCATCGCTCAGCCCCCCACAACGGTGGAGGACCAAGCCCCATCGAACACGTCGAAGATGCGACCGTCGCGGATCAGCGCAACCGTGCGGGTGTGGAGGCCATAGGCGTTGCGCCCGGTGAAACGCTCTACGGCGATGCTGCGAGCAACAGCCTCGTCAGTCCCGAGGTGGTAGCCGTGCTGGAAAGCAGCGGCATTGGTGGGCTCGATCGAGAGAGTGAAGGTGGAAGCGGACATCGGCGGAACTCCTTGTTGCCGGTTTCGATGACCACATATAACCATAGGTGTGGATTGGCGTCAACAACTATCTGCGTGTGTGGATGGGAATTGTCGTGATGCTCAGAGCAGCGCGGATGCAGTATGCCAGCCGGACCTAATGGCGTCGTCGGCAGGCCGTTCCAGAAAGGCCAATCCGGCAATCCCGCCGGACGCGCCAAGGGCATCGAGGCAATCGCTCGTGAGCACACGTCCGAGGCAATCGCCACGCTCGTCAATGCCATGCGCTCGGACAAACACTGCGTCGCCGCCGCTGTTGCGTTGCTCGATCGCGGCTGGGGCAAGCCAACCGTCACTGTTGAGGGCGCCCTCGACATGATGCACAGCTACGTGCTCCGCGCACCAACGCCCACCGAGAGCGCTGATGAATGGCTCAAAATGCACGCACCCTCCGACAGCAGGCGACTACTGACGACGGACGACTGATAGCCTGGGAACCGCAAAAAGGGCCGCAGTCAGCATTCATAGATTGCCCGATATTTGAATGCTTCTTCGGTGGTGCGCGCGGTGGTGGCAAAACCGATGCGGTGTTGGGCGATTGGGCGCTGCACGCAGATGAATACCGCGCCGACGCCATCGGCCTCATGATCCGCAGAACTCGCATAGAACTACTGGAAACTTTCGAACGTGCGCGCATCGTATATACAAAGTTAGGAGCGCAACTCACCAACAACCCAATGCGCGCTACGATGCCCAACGGCGCACGCCTTACATTCGCATATCTCGAACGTGATGCAGACGCAGAGCAATATCAGGGCCATAGCTACACTCGTGTATACATAGAGGAATGCGGCAACTTCCCATCGCCTGTTCCCATCATGAAGCTCATGGCAACGTTGCGTAGTGGTGCTGGTGTTCCGGTTGCAATGCGGCTCACCGGCAACCCAGGTGGTCCTGGTCATCAGTGGGTGCGCGCTCGCTACATTGACCCAGCGCCAATGGGATGGCAGGTGCTCACTGATGGCAGCGGACTCGAGCGTATCTACATACCATCGCGAGTTAGCGATAACGTCTATCTCGGTCCAGATTACGTGCAGAGATTGCGGGCATCAGGGTCACCTGAACTGGTCCGAGCATGGCTTGAGGGGGATTGGTCGGTTGTTTCTGGGGCCTTCTTCCCAGAGTTCGAAATGTCCCGACACGTCATCGCACCACGCGCATTGCCCGATCACTGGCCTCGCTTCCGTTCCTTCGATTGGGGATCTGCACGGCCGTTTGCGTGCCACTGGTGGGCCGTATCGGATGGTAGTATCGCCAGCATCGCCCGAGGATGCCTCGTCAACTACCGAGAATGGTACGGCATGAAACCTGGCGAACCCAACGTGGGACTGCGCATGACGGCCGAGGCCATCGCCGCCGGCATCAAGAGCCGCGAGGCCGACGACCCGCAGCCCATGGCCGGCGTCGCTGATCCTGCGATGTTCGCTGAGGACGGCGGCCCGAGCATCGCGCACCGCATGATGGGCGGCGGCGTCATCTTCCGGCCAGCGGACAACAAGCGCGTCGCAGGCCGTGGCGCTATGGGCGGCTGGGATCAGGTGCGCGCACGGCTCGATGGCGATGCCGATGGCAGGCCGATGATGCTGATGTTCTCGACATCCCGCGATCTGATCCGCACGCTGCCGGCGCTGCAGCACGACGATGCGCGGCCAGAGGACGTGGATAGCGACATGGAGGACCACGCCCCGGACAGTTGTAGATACGCCTGTATGTCGCGGCCGTTCGTGCGCGAGCTGGCGTCGAAGCCGCCCGAGGACTCGTGGGACCGCGCCTTCGCCCGCGCATCGCAGAGCACAGTGGAAAGCTGGCGCGTAGCTTGATGGGCGCCGAGCGACAGGAATACGAGGCAGCGCTCGCGGCATACAGGGCGGCCACGCAACGCCTGACCGAGGCCAAGCGGCATTACGATCCCAAGACCGCACCTGAGGTCATTGCAAAACGCAGGGCATCCATGGCCGCACGCCGCGCGAGGCTCCGGGCGGAACACCAAGCATGGTTGGCTAGTCCTGAGCGAGCGGCAGAGGAGGAGCGCAACCGCCGCATGTACGAGGAATACCAACGCCGTTGGAACGTAGCCACGACCGGAGGCGGCAAGTGACTGACACCACCACGCTGAGCGGCCCTCCTGGCATACTGCACCGCCCATATCGCGTTGACCCACGGTTCCAGTGTCAGGCCGATCCGCGCATAATCGAACTTGAATGCAGCGGCTGTAAAACCCGGTGGTTTGTATTGATCCCAGAGAAAAATCCGCGAGGCTACCTCGGGAGCGTGAAATGCCAGTGCGGCATCGATGCGTCTGATCACGGCCCGTCTGGGGAACTCCGATTTATGCACAGCGCGGATAAGGTCAGGCTGATACTTCACGGACGGATGCGATGACTGACACCACCACGATGACCGGCGCCGAGTTCCAGCGCCATGTCGGGACCGATCCGGAGAAGTGGGCCGAGGCGTGCTATGCCGTGATGCGCTCTCCCGCCGCTTCCGGTGAGAGCCTCGATGGCCCTGGTCGTGTCGCATTCCTGGCACAGTGGTTCCGCGATTACGCCGACGTGCGCGTGGCCGAGGAGGTGGGGCGCGTTACCGCTCGCCTGGTGCCGCGGCATGACGAGTGAGGCACCCGACCACGCAGGCCGCGCCGCAGCAATGGAGCTGGTGATCGGCGCGCTCATGGCCAACTACTGCCGCGATCCAGAACGCCCGACGCTCGACGAGATGCGCAGGGTCTATGCCGAAATCAAAGCCATGAGGGTCTACGAGACCGAGTGAACCGTCCGAAAACATCCCGATTATCGTACGTAATAAAACGGTATCGCGCTACCGTCGCTGAAACCTACCGATGTCCCGAACCTAATCGCCCACGATCCACGCGGAGCGGCATCACAGCCCCATGCCCGACAACGGCTTAGCCCCACCGAACATGCCGTGGCTGTGGCAGCCCAACAGCCCCGTGGGCCAGCCCAACGGCCTCGGCCCGCCGATGCTCAACTACGCCGCGCCGCCGCCCGACACGAGCCAGGGCGCAGGCGTGGCAGCAGCGGGCCAGCAGGCGTGGCAGTGGCTGCAGGACCAGCGCGCCGAGAGCACGCGCCAGGGTCTGCTCGATCCCGACACCGGCCTGCCGACGCAGGTTGGAGCGGTGGACGCAGCGCAGAAATATGGTAGTGCGCTGCTGATGGGCAGCACAGCACCCAGCATCCGGGCATTTCATGGCAGCCTGGACGACTTTGACGCTTTCGATGCTGCCAAGGTTGGTTCAGGAGCTATGGCCGATCGGTGGGCACCAGGCACGTCGCATGCCGATGAATACTACCTGACAACCGACCGCCAGCATGCAGCGCACTATGGCGACAACGTCCATGAGTTCCAGATAGATGCGCCATTGCTCCAGAAAGACGCCAAGGCCGAGTTGGAAGCGTGGGCGAAAGACCAAGGCTATGACAACGCCCAGCAGCATATTAACGACTATTACGACGGCAGCGTTTACGATGCGCTCGACGCCGACAACTACTACAAAGACGCGCTAAGCGAGGCGAAGAAGGCTGGGTTTCCCGGTGTCCATGTGTCGTTCGGAGATCTGAAGGATCGCCTAGGCGATCGAATGGTGCCAATGGGCGACACGATCATTCTTCACGACCCATCAGTGGCGGTTAAACCCAAGCCTCGATGACGCGCCTCGACGAGCTCAACCGGCTGGAGTGGTGGGACGTGGCGCGCCGCGTCAACCCGCGCATTACCTGGGCCGAGTTCCTGCACCAGTGGGACGAGTTCCAGCGCCTCAAGGCCGCACGCAAGGCGAACTGACGGCATCAATCGCCTATTCGGCCAGAGGATCGCCCAGACACGTCTCGCAGTAGATCAGCATGTTCTTACCGTTCTTGCTCCAGAGCATCAGCGGCACATCCTCGTCTGATACCTCGCGGCGACACCGAGAACACGTCCCGTCATTCGTGCCGCGATGCCAGTGATCGTTCGGTAGGACGCCCCCTGGCACGATCTGAGCAATTTCCATCGGAACCTCCTCACGCTCCATGAGCGATACCGCAATCCATCTCCACGTCCATACCGGCGACCGCGGACCCGATACACCGCCGGCGATCCGTGACCTGACGGGCGGCGATCCCGATGCGTACCCGAAGGATCTGGACGACCTCCACGCCCGCCTGATCCGCTGGTTCGAGGAGAGCGAACTGGCGCGCCAAGACGAGATCAGTCTGGCGCAGCGCGATCGCGACTACGTTGACCACGACCAATACACCAGGGATGAGCGCAAGATACTGAACGAGCGCGGCCAGCCGATCATTACGATCAACAAGATCAAGGATAAGCTGGAGCTGCTCTGCGGCATGGAGCGCAAGGCGCGCACCGATCCCAAGGCATTTGCCCGCACGCCGGCCGAGGAAGACCGCGCCGATGCGGCGACGCAGTGCTTGCGCTACATCGCAGACGACAACTCGTTCTCGCTACTGCGCAGTCTGGTGTTCGAGAACATGCTGACGGAAGGCGCCGGTGGCGTTGACCTGGGCCTTGAGGATGACGGCCAGGGAAGCTGCAACGTGACGATGACGCACATTCCCTGGGATCGCGTCTGGTACGATCCGCACAGCCGATCGCTGGACTTCAGCGATGCGCGCTACAAGGGCATGGTTATCTGGACCGACCGCGATGCGCTCGAGGAGATGTACCCCGACGCCGACGATGTGATCGAGAGCAGCTTCAGTAGCACCGACTTCTACTACAACGACAGACCGGAAACCGCGTTCTGGACCGATAACAACCGGCGGCGTGTGCGCCTTGTCCAATGCGACTGGTCCGAGCGTGGGATGTGGTGGCGCGCGACCTACACCAAGAGCGGGCTGTTGGCCAAGCCGCAGAAGTCCAAGTTCAAGGACCGTAAGGGCAAGAGCTGCTCAGGGCTGCTGCTGCAAAGCTCATACATAAACCGGGAAAATCAACGTTACGGGATGGTAAGGGGCCTGATCTCGCTGCAGGACGAGATCAACAAGCGCCGTTCCAAGGCGATGCACTTGCTCAACGTGCATCAAGTGGTCGCCGAGCAGGGCGCGGTGCCGGATGTGGACAAGGCGAGGCGCGAGGTGGCCAAGCCGGATGGATATGTGGAAGTGATGCCTGGCCTCAAGTTCGAGATCCAGCAAACCACCGACCTCGCCGCCGGCCAGTTCCAGTTGCTGCAGCACGCCACCGCCGAGATGCAGCTATCCGGCCCGAATGCGGCCATGAGCGGCACTGATCCGCGCGAGCTGTCCGGGCGCGCTGTGTTGGCGATGCAAGCGGGTGGGGCAGCTCAGAATGAGCCATTGGCCGACGCGCTGCGGTTCTGGAGCAGGCGCGTCTACGAGAGCTGCTGGATGGCGGCGCGGGAGTTCTGGAGCGGTGGCAAATGGGTCAGAGTGACGGACGACATGAACGAGACGAGGTGGGTCGGGATCAATCGCCCGGTGCGGCTGATGGACAAGCTGGCGGATATGCCGGAACAGCACCGCGCCATGGTGATGCAGCAGATGCAGCCGCCACTACAGCCTGGTGATCCGCGGCTGCAGCAGGTCATCGGCATCGAGAACGACATCAGCGACCTCGACGTGGACATCACGATCGAGGAGGGCATCGACATCCCAAGCCTGCAGGCCGAGGAGTTCCAGAGCCTCGTGCAGTTGGCCAGCGTTCAGCCGGGGCTGATACCGGGCGACGTGCTCATTGCGGCCAGCGGCCTGCGCGACAAGGACATGATCCTTGAGCGCATGAAGGAACACCAGCAGCAGCAGCAGCAGGCCCAGCAGCAGGCGGGGCAACTCGCAACGCAGCATGCGCAAGCGGACATCCAGGGCAAACAGGCGAAAGCGCAGGCGGACATGGCGCTGGCGCAGGAGCGCAAGGTCAACGCCGCGGCCAATGTGCATTCCGTGCATGGCGAGTTCAGCGCCCCACCCTACGGGCAGCCGCATGTGGCTCCCGACAACCCGCCTGGCGCGTCACAGCCGATGCAGCAGCCGTTGGACCCTGAGCAGATGACGCCCGAGATGGCGATGGCTCACCACATGGCCGATCTGCAGAAGAAGGCCGCCGACATCAGCAAGACGCGCGCTGATACGCTGCTGACCGCGGCCAAGATACCGCAAGCCGCACAGCAAACGCTGCACACCGCGCACCAGACGCACCAGACGGCCATCACCACGAACAGATTGCTCCGCACGCCGATTCCACAGCCACAACCGCCGGGGAGCGCGCCATGAGCCTCGTGCTGATCATCCTCGTCGTGCTGATCCTGTTCGGAGGTCTGGGCGGCGGCTACTACGGCTACCGCGGCGGCTACTACGGCCCCGGCATGTATGGCGGCGTCGGGCTGGTGGTCATCCTGCTGATCGTGCTGCTGCTGTTCTCGGGCATCGGCGGCTGGCGGGGACCGTGGTGATCCGGCTGTTGGCGGGTGATTGCCGTGATGTCCTCGCCACGTTGCCGGCCGACAGCGTCCAGTGCGTGGTGACCTCGCCTCCGTATTACGGGCTGCGGGATTACGGCTGCGCTGGGCAGATCGGGCTGGAGCCGACGCCCGACGAGTATCTGGCCACGATGGTTGCGGTGTTTCGTGAGGTGAAGCGCGTGCTGCGCCCCGATGGGACGTGCTGGGTCAATATGGGGGATAGCTACAACGCCAACCAAGGCAGCGGCTGGACACCGACCCGAGGGCATAACGGACACGCATCGCCCAAGGTAGGCAATGGCGGTTTGGCGCCCAAGCAACTGCTGATGATGCCGGCGCGCCTTGCCTTGGCGTTGCAGGCGGATGGGTGGTGGCTGCGGTCGGACATTATTTGGCACAAGCCGAACCCGATGCCGGAGAGCATCACCGACCGTCCCACGTCAGCCCATGAGCATGTGTTCCTGCTCACCAAGAGCGCGCGGTATTATTACGATGCCGATGCGGTGCGGGAGGACGGCGTTCCCGAGAGTGCGAGCCGCTACAACTACGCTTTCACAGGTGATGCGCCAAATAGCGGGAAGCTGTCGTTGCAGGCTCCTCGCGGATTTCGGGAGACGAACGGCACGCGCAACTTACGCAATGTCTGGACGATCGCCACGGCGCCGTACAGCGAGGCGCACTTCGCAACGTTCCCGCCTGCGCTGGCCGAGCGCTGCATCAAGGCTGGCACGTCGGAGCGCGGCTGTTGCAGCCGGTGCGGCAAGCCGTGGGTGCGGGTGACGGAAACTGAGACTGTCAGGGAGAAACGCGAGCGGCTTGGGTTATCGATGGCGCTGACACCTGGTGAGATTGCACGACAAGCCGCCAGCTTGCAGGCGATCGGTGGCGGCAACAGCCACGACGGCAACCGTTCTCCGACAGTCACTACCACCGGCGGGCGCGCAGGCTGCGACCACAATGCCGATGTGGTGCCCTGCACGGTCCTCGACCCTTTCGCTGGCGCTGGCACCACGCTCCTCGTGGCGGACCGGCTGCAACGTGATGCGATCGGGATCGAGCTGAACACCGCCTACACGGAGATGGCTATGCAGCGCTGCCGGGACGATGCGCCGCTGTTCGCTGACCTGCCGCCCGCCGGTGATCCTGAGGACGAGCGTATGGCTGACCTATTCGCGGGGGACGAATACCAGCGGCTGTCCAAGGCGCAGACGACGCCGCGGCACGACGGGAACCGTTGGAACGAGAACAATGGGCGCGGTTTCATGCCGCGCGGGATACCGGAGGCTGCGGAGTGAGCCACGGGGCGCTGCTTGGGATCATGGTGCTGGCGCTGGTCGTGCTGCTGATCACGGCTGTCACCTGAGCGAGTAGGGGCGGCTTCTGGCGGTTACCGCCCGCTACTCTCCCGCGAGCCTTGCACGGACGCGGTGCGGCACCACAGCACGTTCGAGTCCAACCCGCAACGACAGGACTGAGGTCCAATGGCAACTGTCACCGTCGGCGTCGGCCAGAGCATTCAGGACGCGATCAACGCCGCGGCATCCGGTGACACGATTGACGTGCAGGCGGGGACATACGTCGACCAGTTCCTGAGCATTGGCACCTCGATCACGCTGCAGGCGGTGGGCGGCGAGGTGCTGCTGCGGGAGACCATCAGCCCGCCCGACGGCAAGGCGATGATCACGGAGAGTGGCGCCAATGTCGCGATCAATGGGTTCGACATTAGCGGGGTGGCTGTACCGGATCGAAATGGCGCTGCGATCCGCTACGAGGGCGGCAGCCTCTCGCTCAAGGACGACTACTTCCACGACAACCAGGAAGGACTGCTCGGCGCGGCAGACCCAAACGGTTCAATCGGCATTGACCACTCGGAGTTTGCTGCCAATGGCGATGGCAGCGGCTCGACACATAACATCTACCTCGGCGCGATTGCGAATTTTAGCCTCACGAACTCCTACATCCACGACGCGATCGTCGGACACGAAGTAAAGAGCCGCGCCGCCAGCAACACCATCACCGGCAACCGCATCTTCGACAACAACGGCAGCGCCAGCTACTCGATCGACCTGCCCAACGGCGGCAACGCCACGATCAGCGGCAACACGATAGAGCAGGGGCCGAACACCCAGAACCCGTTCATCGTGGCCTACGGCGAGGAGGGCGCCAGCAACGCCGGCACCGACTTCGCGATCACCGGCAACACCGTGGTCAACGACGATCCGTCCGGCCGCTTCCTGCTCGACTCCGCAACGCAGCCGGCGCTGAGCGGCAACAGCGTGTGGGGGCTGCCCGCGACCGGTGACACTGTGCTGCTGGCCAGCCGGCCGAGCCTCGACACCAGCGCCATGACGTTCGCGAACCCCGGCACGATCACACCGCCAGCACCACCACCAACGCCCCCACCGCCGCCTCCTGCACTGACGCTCGACCAGTATCACGCGATGGAGGTGACGGACTTCCAGGGCTACGCGGCAGGCCACCCGCAGGTGTGGAGCAGCCCGACGGCGCTGACGGCGATCATCACCGAGGTCACCAGCACCACCATCCTGACGCACGTCCCAGGCGATCTATGGACGCCACAACCAACGTAACCAGGGAAGCTTCACGCCATGCGCACCGCACTGCTCGCCGGTATCGCCTCGATCTGCCTCTCGTTCTCTGCTCACGCCACGCAAATTATCGCGTTCGGCCAGGTATCCGGCTCCAATACGCTGACGGCCACCGCCAACGGCGCCGGCACTGCAACGGCGCTCAGCACCGATACGGCGATCAGCATCACGCAACTGTTCGGGAACGCGCCCACGTCGGGCTTCCTCGACCTCAACGCATCCTCGATTGACGCGGCGGTGGGTGTCGGGCCGGCTTTGCTCCAGCACTACAGCGGGACATTCGCGATCACCAGCCTCGCGGGCGGTCTCGGCACCAACTTCCTCTCGGGCACCTTCTCGGATGCGGCGTTTGGATTGGCGACTGGTGAGCAACTGTCCATCAACGTCGCGTCGCCGCCCGACACCCTCGCGCTCACCTCGGGTGTGATTGCGGCGGCCGATCTGGTGGCGCCTTCCTCGTTCACCCTGTCGCTGTCCAACGTCCTCCCGGCGCTCAGCCTCGACAACGCTACCCTTGCCAGCTTCACCGCCTCGTATTCGGGCGTGGCCAGCGCGACCACGGAGGCCGTGCCGGAGCCGGCCACGCTGGCGCTGCTCGGGGTGGGGTTGCTGGGGCTCGGCATGGTCGCGCAGCGGAGGCGCCATACGTAAGCACGTAACGCAAACAACGCGAGAGACCGAGCATGACATCCGTACGCAACGCGGACACATGGAGACATCTGATGACGCTGCACACGTCCGCGTTTGAATATCTGAAACCTAGCGAAGAGCAACTGGACGCGATGAGCTACGTGCGCGGCGCCTTTGCTGAGTTCGCCGCCGCCATCGACGCACATATTCCGGATGGGCCGGACAAGACCTACGCGATGCGACAACTACGGGACTGCGCGATGTGGGCGAACATCGCCATTACCCGCAACCCGGATGGTTCGCCGCGCGTCTGAACATCATACGCATCAACACACGGAGACATCTGATGCCGACATTCAAAGTCACTGGCGGGGCTCTGACGCTCGATAGCGTCGGGAGCAATTACCCGAGCAATGAGTTGCCTGGGGGTGGGCAGATCGACAATTCGCTGCCAGGTTTGCAGCCTGGGATCGACAATTCGTTACCTGAGCCGCCGCCTGGTATCTGGCCGCCGCCGACCATCGGCAATCCCATTGCGCCGATCATCGACAACACGTTGCCAGTTGCGCCAGGGACGATCTGGCCCAGTCCTGGCCGTCCGCCGCACATCGATGCGGGGCTACCGGTGCAGCCCGGGCATCCTGGCGGTGGGCCGATGCCTGGCGGCGAGCGACCCGACAACACACTGCCAGGGGGACAGGGCGGGCAGATCGACAACGCGCTGCCCAGCAAGACGTACTGGATGCTGTGCTACTGCCCGGCGCTGGGATGGCGGTTCATTGCCGTGGATCCATCGCTGCGTCCTGGCATGCCGCTGCCGCCACACGCACAGCCGAAATAGCGAGATGGTGTGACTGAGCAGGAGCGCACCAACGGGCTGCTGGCGGGGATCTCGGAAAAACTGATTCGGGTCCTACCGCCAGCGTTCATTTTGCTGTTGATCTTGAACGCGATGTTCATGTTCATGTTCTGGTGGATCTACGATCACAACACCATGGCCCGCGCTGAGTTGCTCAACCGGATCGTGGAAAAGTGCCTGCTGCGGCCATGACCCAAGCTGAGCAGCGCGTCCTCGAGTTGCTGGCGGATGGCGGCTGGCACCGTGAGAGCGAGCTGCGGACGACGTTCCGGCTATTGCAGTGGCTGTATCATCGGGGGCTGGTGGATGGTGCGATGCTGACCTCGGGCGGCACGGCGGACGACCGGGTGTGGCGACTGGGCAAGGACGGCCCCGGGTAGGCGTAGCCGATGCCCACCGCCAGCGCATGAGCCCGCGCCGCGTGCTGATGGGTGGGCGGCACATACGCCGCCATCGCATCGAGCATGGCGCGCACGGCTGCGAGGGGGACTGTCGCCCGCCTCCTACTCATCAACCTGCCCCTGGTTTCTCCTGATCTCTGCTACATCGGCGAGTGCCGCGCGAAGCCGCTTGATCTCCCGCGCCCCGGCCGACAGCAGTTCGTTCGCCTCCGACGGGTCGTGGTTGGCGTCGACCTTCAGCATCATGGTCACGATGTCGGTCAGGTCCTGGCTCATGCCTCATCTCCGGGGTGCCAGTATGGCCCCATCGGCAGGGGCGGCGGATCATCCACGAACCGGTGGCATCGGCCGCAATAGCGCTCCCGGACATCGTTTGGATTGACGCTGATCGTGGAGCACAGCGGGCAGACGAACCACGAGATGCCGGCCTCGGTCAGCTTGCGGCCTAGCTCGTGATCACCGTCCTCGTTGGTGTCCGTCATGGGTTCCTACTCTTAAAAGCCGCGCCAATTATTCCGATCTTATTCCTGGGACGCGGTCCTACTCATCAACCTGCCCCTCGCCTGCGCGTCGGAACTCGATCTGCTCCCGCTCGATGACGCCAGCGATATCGTCCGTCACATCAAACCGCTCGCCTGTGCATTCGACCACCCCAGGGTGTCCAGGCACCTCACGCCACGCCCTGGTCGCG